TACCGCACGGGTAGAAAAAGATACGGAAGGGGTCTCGGACGCCCGCACAAAAATCCGCGAGTACAACTCAAAGAATCGTGGCCCCGGTATCACTATCACCCCCGATACAATCGAACGTTCTTACAGAGGCCACAAGCAGCGCGAACGGGAGATGGTAGACGGTGTGCGCCTCAACCCTAGCCTCAAGCGCAAACTAGAAGCCGAGTACGGTCCAGAATAAAAAAGACCCCGCCCGAAGGCGGGGTTAAGCACTACGGAGAGGGTAGCATTAGGCGGCTACCACGCCGAACTATTTGGTGCGCCAGACTCGGACACCGTACATACCCTTGCTTATTACCTTTTTGGTAACGACTTCAAAGCCCATACGTTGACATTCGTATAGAACGTTTTGTTCAACTTCCGCCCTGTCGGTGCACGGTACGAAGAACGAAGACCCCACTTCAAATTTCCTCCAATCAATCTGTATCGGAAGATTCAGTACCCGTAGCATTCGCCCTCAGTGCCTCTTCATTGAAGTTGGCAAGTTTGTTGACATCAAAACAATAGGCGCGGATGGCCGGTAGGGTTGCATATTGCGTTCCAGAACCAAGCCGCTTGTGCTTCATGCCAAGCAGACATTTACTCTTTTCATGTGGCAGCAATGCTTCAACCAAGTTAAATGCTTTCTTCGTGCAGTACACTCTGAGGTCCGATACTGACACAAAAAGAAGTTTTGTATCCGGTTCAAAGCGCATCACTAGGTCATTACCCCTTGGGGAAAGAATGGCTGCAGCATCAATTCCGGTCCTTCCAGACACGCCGTTGGCAATAACCATGCGGTTGATATTGTCGTACATGTAACTAGATAGGATGTCCTCATCGTCCATGATGAAGTTCTTCTTTTCCTGCCGCTTAATTTTGATTTCTTCTACGATGTACTTAAAAACCGGCGAAATAGGAATGTCGTGAATGCCCAACCGCTTCGCAATAATCCCGCCCGTAATAGTCACTGCTGCATCGTTACCCCAGAACCGCTCCGTGCTAAGAATCTGAGCAGCAGCTTCCAGCCTTGCCTGCACCTCGTCCAGTAGCTTGATTACTTCCGGAAGATTCGCCATCACGTACTGCATGTAAATCTCCATCGCGTGCCCGTAGTTTTTGAACAGACGGTTGAAGTTGTTACGTGCGATAGCAGGGTCAGTCTTTTTGTCGTCGTATGCTTTCAAGCACAGCAGGCGGTTTAAGATACCTTCCGGTGCAGACTTGATGGATAGGATTTCTTGGTCCACCGCCATGTTTGACGAAGTCAGCATGCAACTCTGCCAAGTGATGTTGTTCACCCGTTCGACGTTTCTGCCAGACTCCATGCGCTCTTTACCGATACCGTATGTGGAGCCATAAATCATCTTGGCTTTGGTCATCGCGTCCATTTCTGTGATTTCGTCTACAGTCACAGGCATATTTTGCAGAGTGCCTAGCCGGTTAGCTACCGAGTTGGGCGTTGATTCTGCGTTCATGAGAAGTAAGTCTGGGTCACCATACGCACTAGCCACCGCCTGCAATACCGTGGTCTTGCCAGTACCCGAACCTTTTCCGTAGGCGCAGACAACGAAGCCCTTGGTGTTTTTCATAAACCGCATGAGGGGCGTGCCGAACGCATGGAAGAAAACATATGCACGCTGCACGTACTCTGGGTCGCGGTAAGAATTAACCACATCCTTCCACTCATGGAAGTTCCCGGCCTTTTTAAACTTAGGCACCAAACCTAATATTGGGCTGCTCGGGGGGCTATACTCAATCCTGTCAGCGAAGATTTCTCTGTCACCAATAACGAAAGAGGTGTTGTTGCCCTGCCACCCCATCTGGGTTTTACCCACCGCAGACTTGACTGTGTTTTGAAGATGCTCTACGCATCTTGTAACATAACCCATAATTTCGTTTACCTGTTTGTCTCTAGCAGGGATTCCGTTTTTACCAATGATTGTTTTAAATTTGTCCCTTGACAACACATCGGCCAAGGGCGCAAGAAATTCACGTACTCCGTCTTTTGGCAGGTGCAGTCTAAGCAGTACGCTTTCCCCGTACTCAGGGTCATGAATGCGCTGCACCACATAGAAGTCCCGACTACAGATAAGCACGGGTTCTAGTTCTTCCTCACCGTCCTCAGTATCGGTACCTCTGGGCTTGCGGTATATACCACCATGTGCGCCACGGAAATAAGGAAAAGGCAACTCCGGTACTGGGTACTCCACTATCTCATCAGTTTGCGGGTCATACTGCTGAATCACCGCGTCTGGGTCTGCTTCCTTCATGGTCGAGTCAAGAAGGATTGGCGAAGTAATTTTGTGCGGGCATTCCGCGCATAGTTCGGGGTTTAGTTTCTTGAACGTCTCACAAGTATATGGGCCTTTGGTGGCGTGGGCCTTGGCCTCCGTCATCTCCCTGTTGTACTCAGGGTGCTTCTCGGAAATCTTGTGGATGGCCTTCTCACCATCCTCACAATGAACAGCGATGGAAAGACCAGCCCTCCACAGCGGCTCAGGAACTTCTTCTTGCTTTTCGTAGATGTACGCTAGTTGAGCACACCCCTCACCCTGCACACTCTTGATGAGTATGTTCTTAAACACATGCGTGAAGTTACCGGCAAGTGCCCTAGTAGTCTCGTCCATCTTGGCAAACTTTGGGATGTTATCCCAAATACTAGGCTGAACCGCAGGCAGTAAACTCTTTAGCGACTCAAGCGTAACCGCTGGTGCCTCAATTAACGGCACGGCCTCAATCGGATTGTTGGCGTCTTTTACGTGGAAAGTGTATGGGACACGCAGCACTCTTGCCGAATCAGCAGGTACGGCGGGGTCAATAATCAACCCGCTTTCATCACATAATTTCTTGAAGCCTTCGGCGTACGGCTTCCATTCCGAGGTAGGTATTTCCTCTTCAAACACCCAGTACACGTGCAACCCGTGCCCAGACTTAATGATGTTTGGTTTGGGAAACCCAATCTTTTGTACGAACGCCCTCAACGCAATCATCGCGTCTTCGGTAGTCGGGTAGGCGTTCTTTTTGTTTGGGCCAGCGTCGATATCCAAGAAGAATGACTTCATGGACTCGGTATTTTCTTGGGTTCTATTTGCCAGTGTTTGATAACTAGCAAGCCCAAAGAACACGTTGTACTTACGCTCGACCCAGAAGTCAACCTTGTTTAAGAGTTGTTCAATACTGGGAAACAACTCCTGCCGAACGTCATCGCCTTTACCCTTACACACCCACAAACAGTAATTACCGCTCGTAGGCAACACAAACCTAAGAAACTCTTCTCTCGTCCGCATGTACGTGCCGTTTTATTATTGTGGGTGGGAGAGGTACTAGGGCGCTCTATCGACAACCCCTTGTTGATAAAAACCTAGCCCTCTCCCGAAAACTTACTTTTGGGACAACTTGTAAATCAACTTCTCTAATTTTTCTGTATGTCGTTTGGAAGGGTGCACTTCCCCCCTGAACCACAGATAAACAGCCTGCCGAGAAATACCAAAAAATTTAGCAACGTCAATAACAGGGATGTCCTTAGTAACGCAAAGCTTACCAAGCTGAACACCTAGGCTGCTTGAATTAGACGAAATAACTTCGTCATAGACGTTCTTACGGTATCCGCGACCCTCATTCATCGTCCCACTCCGACAGAATGTTGCTAATCTTGGCCTTCGGTGCGGGTTCTTCTTGCGCCTTCTTGGTAGATACCTTCTTCGGTTCGTCGTCTTCTTCTGGCTCTTCAACCTTCGGCGCGGCTACAACCTTCGGAGCGGCCACCGCCTTCGGCTTTTCAGCCTTCGGTGCTTCCTTATCACCGCCATCCACTTGAGAGACGGTCATCGTGATTGCACGTACAGCATCGGGCGACTTGCCTTGCTCAACAGCCGACATAAACTCGTCGGTTTCCAAGAACCGCACCGGCTTGAAGGTAAGTTTGGGTGATTGTGCGCTAGTATCAAAACGCATTTCAGTGACCACGGACGTAATAGGCACACCCTTTGTAGCAACCATCTGGGCGTAGGTTTGCAGGGGCCACTTGCCATTCTCGCCCTTACCGAATACAGACGCTGCCGGAAGCGTCAGTTGATACACGCTGCCTTCAATGTCATTCTCAAGAACAACAGCAAGACGTTGCGAATACCGGCAAGCGCGCGAGTCACCTTGGCCTGAGCCTTTCACGTTTTGCGGGCAGTTGGCACAGGCATTTGCTTGCGGCTTCTTAGCCGTAGCGTCAGGACGTTCGCCATCAGCAGACCAACACAGCGGAGTAACCTTAACGCCTTCTTCATAAGTGCCTTCGTAGTAGGTACGGGACACCTTGGACGCTGCGGCCACGATAACAACATTCATGGCACGGTCTTCGTTACGGGCTACTTCTTCCCCGCCCACAATCATACGGAACACGCCGCCCTTGATAGAGATGCGCTTTGCACTGCTACCACCGCCCATAAGAGCCTTAGTGGTTTCGTCCAGTTCCAACGTCCGCAGGTGGGAAGGAAGGTTCTGGCTAAAAATGGTCAAATCAGACATTGTATCTCCTTACTTACGACGAATAGAGACAGTGTATTTACTGTCCACATTTAACCCCTGCGGAAGTACTTCGGGGTTCTCTTCAAGGAACTGTTGCATGTTTGCCTGACTAATACGCCGCTCAAACAAATCAAGTGCATCATGTTCCTTTACGAACTTATGAAACGAATGCCAGTCGCTAGTCCAAAACCGTTTCAACACTTTTCGGCTAACTGTACCGAACTGAGTCTTCAAACTATCTGCACCAACCGACTTGCACATCTCCAACAACTCATGCTCAATCGCTTCTAACTGCTCCTTCAACTCCGCGTCTTTCATGTCATGCTCTTTAGCGATTCGGTTGCGTTCTTCCCGAATCTTCACATAAGCCTTGACTAGACGGTCTGCGGTAATTTCCATAAACCCTCCTAACTTTTATGACTAAATTCTAGTCGCTTCACTTGACGTTGTCAACTGTTCAGTCAAGATTTTTGTAAAGGTCCACAACCCGCGAGTGCACATCTATGTTGCCTTGCAGCATTGTGTAGATTTTCTTTTCTACCTCAGAACCTTGCAGATGCACGACAGTACAAGGGTTTCGTTGCCCTGACCTATGCACTCGGGCATTAGCCTGCATGTATACCTCGCAGGAAGTAATCGGACCCCACCACACCACAACGTTAGCAGCAGTCAAAGTCACCCCGTGTGCAGCAGCCTGCGGTTGAATGATAAGAACTTGCGGGTCATTTAGGTCAGTTTGGAACTTGTTGAATATATCGTTCCGTTTTGTGGGGCTGACTTTACCGTTGATGATTTCTGCCGTTATGCCTGCACTGGTAAGTTCATCGTAAATAATCTGGATTGTGTGCGTGTAGGCAACAAACACTAAGACCTTATGGGATGCTTCTTCAATAACTTCTTTTAGTGCGTCCAAACGATTATTGGCATCGAAGGCGATAACCTCGCCAGTATCTGCGTAGACTGCACCGCACGAAAGCTGTAGTAGTTTGTTGAGAGAAGCGGCTGCATTTACTGCCGTGATTTCTTCCCCCGCTGCGACAGCCATCATTTGCTGCTTTATAAGTTTGTAGTACTTTTTTTGCTGCGCTGTTAGTGGAACTTCTCTGGTTGTGTATGTGATGTCCGGTAAATCTAGGCACTCACTCTTAGTAAATCGTATCGCGGGCTGCAGGGCTTGATGCACCACTTCTTCTGCCCTTGGTCGAGGAACCCACTTAAATTGCGTAAGCCTCTGCATCACCATGTCTTTGAAACCACCCGCAAACTTAGGCACACCAGACGGGTTAACCATCCTTGCTAGGCCATAAGCATCCATAGGGGACTGTGCGGCCGGTGTTCCTGTCAACATCCATAACCAAGTTTTAGGTTTGATTAATTTGTTGATGGTCTTCCATCGTTTAGTGGCGGGGTTTTTAAGAGCATTGCATTCGTCAATTACCACCAAGTCGAAGTCCGCCTTATCCAAGGCGTCGAACACAATCTCTGTTCCATCGAAGTTGATGATTACAAATTCTGCATCGCTGTTGATTGCCTCGATGCGTTTCTCTTTCGAGTAACTATGGGCAACGGTAGATGTTCTGTGCATGGCGAACTTAAACAAGTCGTTTTGCCACGCTGACTGCATGATGGACAACGGGCAAATCACCAGTACCCGTTTCACATGCCCCAAGTTCATCAGGTAGTCGGCAGCCCAAATCACACTAGATGTCTTGCCAGTCCCCTGCTCGTTAAAGCAGAAAGCCTTCCTATGCAGGGTCAAGAACGCAGCGGTTTTCTTTTGGTGTGCGAATGGCTTGTATAGTCCGGGCCACTCGTAGTGTGCCTCTATGGGTGATGGCACGTTCTTGATTCTGAGGTTCTTTAAGACTTGCGCCTCTTCCAAACCCCACTTAACTAACAACGAACCATCATCAAGAAGCTTGCTTTTGGGTATTACAGCAGTGACTTTCTCTGGGTTCTTCAACCGCAGTAAAAGCCCTTTGTTATCAATTATTTGCATGTTTACAGGGGCTTAAACTTATCCATTGGAATATACACGCACTCTTCTACATCCATAGAGTCGTTCCTGTCATATCTACCACCCACACCAAACGATACTTTTTCAGTTAGTTTTGTGAAGTAGATGCCGTCAGTAAAATTTACTACCAGTATGAAAGGCACTTCGTAATGATTAGATATTTCTATTCCTGCTTTCCATTTCCTAGCACTCAACATGTAGGTCGGGTATTTGTTCTTTTTATTTCTTCTATTTTTTATTTCTACAATTGCAGCTAAAGACCCGTCAGCCTCATATAAAAACCCGTCTACCTGAGATAGTGAGGGGGCCAAAGAGTAGTTGCAGTCATACTTGTTAATTAAGTATTCCCAAACAGAGGCTTCTTTTTCTCTGTCTTCGTTTGTCTCGTACACAGGACGCATAATTTCCTCAATAGCTTACAGAGCCAACTCGGTATTTCGAGTGGCTCCCAACAACTTTACAGCAGACTAACTACTTATTCTTTTTGTAGTTTCTAGCCCGATTCTTCGACGGGCTTTCAAGGCGAACACCATCTTTGTTGGAGCCGCCTTTGCTTAATGCTACCACATGCGATACGTCTTTGCCCTTACGACTCACACCTTTTTTGTCCATCGTCCTACGCGCGCGTTGCCGCTCCATGCGGTCTTCATGCTCGCCGCGCTTCTTCTGCATTTCGTACTCGTGCTTGTACGGACGGGGGGACTTAGTGTAGGGCATGCTATTGATTTCTGCCGTTGTGGGGGCAGTCTAACACCGGACAATGCGACCGACAAGTAAAGTTAGGTCGTTGATTCCACACATCTTTTTCGATGGCGGTTTCTAGCCGCTTCGTATCTTCCAACCACTTCATCCAATACACATGCTGCTGTTCACTATCATAACTAGACTTAATAAATTCTTCCGGCACAACGAACAGCAGACCGGCCTTGACCTTCTTGACTTCCGGAAAGTGTTTGAATACTGATAAAGAAAGAATCTCTAGTTGCTTGCTGTCAGCATACTTGCTGCTCTTGCCTGTCTTGTAGTCAACCAGATATGCCTTCTCGCCGTTAATGATTAATAGGTCGGCAACTCCTCGCCACCACACCAGCGGGTCAAAGAACTCGCATGGTTGCAAATCCTCCCGCAAGCCCATCCTATATTCACAATACTTGGCGCCTTCGATTGCCTTCAGGGGGTCCAGTTGAACCTTATACCCAGAGAACTTCTCTGGTAACGGGGTGTCGTCCCGCACGTATTCTTCAAAGGCTTTGTGCACCAAGTTGCCGTACAGCAGATGTTCGCTATCGGGTTCCTTGATGTCCTTCTTAATCCGCAGGCGGTAATACTTGTGCGGGCATTGAAGAAACAGATTGAGGTTGCTATACGACCACGTGTACTTCGCCACTTCAACACTCCCCGTAACTTCTACCTATACTAGCCTCACAGTTTAGCGGAAGTCCAACCGCCCATGTTGGTGAGGTTCGCATGCACTCTTCAACATACTTCTTGGCTTCTTGCGCCTCATCTTCTCGCACGATACAGGCCACGGCATCATGCACCGTCAGCACGACCCTGTACTTCTTATTTATCTTTACCAACTGCTCTGCGATGACACATCGAGCTAAAGCTTGGCATAGGTTCTCAATAACTTTCCCACCGTAAATCTTGACCGTGCCCTTGCGAGTTGGGTATTGGTATTGGTCTTTACCGTCCGCGTCTACTACCTTGGCTAAACCATCGTAACGTTGCCACAGTCCATTAGGCAGTAGGAATCCAGATTGCTCGGGGTCAAAATCTAGCACACCTTCCCGACCCAAATTACTAAACGATTTAGTAATTATAGATTCAAGGCAGGTCTGAGCTTTCTTCCACAGTTCCGATATCTTTGGGTACGTTTGGCGATAGACCGAGATGATTCGTTGGGCTTCTTGCAGTTCAATAGCCACCCCGAAGTTCTTCATCTGCGCTTGGAACTTGACCGCACCCATGCCATATCCTGCACCGAGAATGGTGGTCTTTCCTACGAACCGTTCGTCTTTTGAGATTTCGTCAACAGGTTTGTTGTAGATACTGGACGCCATAATCTTGTAAACGTCCTCGCCGTTGGCGAACGCATTGACCAAATCGTTTTGTTCCGCAAGCCACGCTAGTATCCGTGCCTCAATCTGCGAAGAGTCCGAGTCGATAATTAAATATTCTTCTGGCGCACGGATTGATAGTTTAAGCTTGTTACCATTCGCGCCGCGTGATGGTAGGTTTTGTAGGTTGATTTTGTCATCACCACCCCATCTACCCGTGTGGGCAGCATAGTATCTAAGCGGTACAGGCATAAGACCGCGAGTGCCGATATCAATAAATCGTTGAGTTCGTGTCTCTTCAAGAGTCGTCTTAGTACCAAGCCGCGCCGATACTAAAGCCTGCACCCTTTCATCTGGGTGTTCAAGCAGTTGCTTAAACTCCTCATCTGTTTTGGCAAATGCCCACGCAATCTTCTGCGTGCGTAAGCTTGTCTTTGTCGGAGGGATTACTCCGCACGACTTCAATAACTCTGCAAACTTATCGTTTGACATGAGCGAATCTTTGTCTGCAGAAGCTAGTTCCAGCAGGCGCTCTTTCTTCTCTTTAACTTCTTTTAGATGTTGCTTAAGCAGGGCGGTATCCAGTTCTAGCACCGGCTCTGTAAACATCCTAAGCGTTGCGTCTATAACCTTCAGCTCCGCCTTGGGAAACTTCTGCGACAAGATATTAAACAGGCCGTACGTCAGTTCGACGTCGTTTTTGCAGTACGAGCCGTACCTTCCAAGTTCTTCTTCCGTGAAGTCCAGTCGCCGCTTTCCGAGCGCATTGAGAACTTCGACTCCTTTTTCACCGAGTCGATACCGTTCCGCCAAGACCTTGAGCGAACCCCCCGCCTCCACTCCGTGTAGTGCACGAGCCATGCACAAAGTGTCGAGTAGTACTTTAGGCTTAACTCCGAAAAGCCATGAGAGAATCGCGCCGTCGAACATTGTATTGTGCGCCAGAACCGCTTTGTCCGACCAATCAATACTGCTGAGGGACTTTCTGATTTCGGCGTGAGTGCCGCTAATCCAGTCAGTTGGATAGTCTCCGACTTTGACGGCAACTCCAATGACTTCAAACCTCGGGTCTCGGATGTATTCTTCGGTTGTGATTTTACTGAGCGAGAAGTCTTTGTCATAGTAAGTCTCAAAGTCTACGGTAACTATCTGCATTAAAAATCAAACTCCACTTGTTTCGGATTAATAATCCGCTCGACAACCTTTTCTTTAAACCAATTACGTAACACAACTCTAAACTTTTCTTCGAGTACCCGCTTTTCTTCTACTGTTAGCAGATAGAGTAGTGCCCCCTCTTCCGAAACAAAGGCTTCCATAAAATCAGCATGCCATCTGCCATTCGGTAAGAACTCATGGGGAAACTGCTCCATCCGCTCCAATAGTGCGCGTACTTCATTGCACACGCAATTCTCGTCCATTTTATGCAGCCTGCTTCTCGTTCAGCCAAGCGCGGAGCATACGGGTTTGATACACCATCTCATTAGTCATATCTAACGCGCCATCTGTTTTCTTGTGTAGGCATGCTTCGTGCAAATCATGGCACAGTTTATCCATCTTAATAAGAATCGGGGCGTAATCAAAAACCTCGTCGTGTTGTGCGCTCATACTCTGCCTTTCATATACAAGTCGTTTAGAAAGTCTTCGAACCGCTCATAGTGCGGCCCTTTGACCATAAGTTTTTCCCGCGCATCTTCTGGGTTTAGTTGTAGTTCTATTAACCCCGCATTAACTAATTTGTGGTTTATGCGGTTTTGAAGTGTCGCAGGTGAGGCTATCTTACCGCCATGAGTGATGTCGGTTACACGAATCTTTACCTCATGTTTCCAACAACTTGCCAGCACCATCAGAATTTTTAGGTCAACGACATCCAAGTCATACTCATCGCTGAGTACATCAAGTTGGTTTGTCAGCCTTGCTAAGTAGTCCATCTAATTCGCCCTGTGTTGAAACTACGTAGTACTTTACGGGGCGCTTCGATACACCCCTAATGGGTTCTGCCCTGCACAGTTCTACGTCCCCTGCCGCTTTCATCTTAGCCAGATACCGTTCGACTGACGCCAAACTTAATCCCAACCCTTGAACTAACTCCATGATGCTCGTGCCTTGCGGTCGTTTTATCATGTAGTCGATTATGTCTAACTTACGGGCTTTAAACTTTAACCTAGTTTTAGCTAAGTGCTTTTCTTTCTGAGTCAATTCTGTTGAAGATGACTTGCAGTTCATCAAGGTTCGTCTCATTAATCACGGCCGAATAACCACCCGCCTGAGAAATATGGTTAAGGTTTTTTATTTGTAGTGCAGTGGGAGTGTTGTTACCTGCTTTGCACTCAATACCAATAAATACACCACGATAGCAAGCAACAATATCTGGCACACCCGACGAGCCATAGCCGCCCATGACCGGATAAAACCAGTACGCATTTTTGGCATCCAGAAGTTTAGTTACTTGGTCTTTTACTTTTTTCTCGGGGGTCTTCGCCATCAGAAGACTGCCTCGGGGGTAATCTCAAACACGCTAGGTTCTTTCTCTTTTACTAAAGTGTTTAGTTCAAACTCGGGCCTACGCCCCACCCACTTCAATGCTTCTTGTTTAGTGTAGAAAACGCGCAGCGGGCCTTCCTCGTCACACACAATATACTTAGGATTCTTCTTCATCTCCCTCACCGAGATATCTACAAATAGAACGCACGTTGGAAGTACTCATAGCCACTTGTTCTGCGCGACCTTTGTAACGGCGCTTCTCGTACTCAAGACCCACCTCCGAATCACCACGCAAATGGATAACTCGGGCAGTAGCACCAGAAGGCATTTGATATCGCTGTCCTACTTTAACTGGACGGGAGTTATATTGAGAATGTTTCATACGTCTTTCTTTACCAATACTTCTAGAGCTTCAACAGTTGAACGGAGTTTTTCAATTTGTCGGTCTTTCTCGGCAAGTTGCTCTTCATACCGTTCAAAAATTCTACTGCGTTCTTCGTGTTCGCGGTTCATCAACCGGATAAGTTCTTGGCTGATGTCGAACTGCCTTTGCATAAAGTCTGTCATGCGTCCTCCGGTTGGCCCATCTCAAGCACCTGACTCTTGGCTAACTCCAACGCCCACAAGATATCCGGTCCTTTAGTAAGGGTAGAGTGCAGAGACAACTCCCCGCTTTCGGCGAAACTAATAACAATCGCTTCTTCTGAGGGGGGAATCTCGGAAAACAGAAACTCAACCTTGTTCATCTGCATGTTTATCATCTAGTTCCATCAAGTGCGTTGCAAGTTTATTTATATACCACTTTGCTTTTGCAAGGTCTTCAACGCCGTTCTTGTGCTTCCACCGCCACAAGTACTTAATCGCATTGGCTGTACATACCGCCTCAATGCCCTGCAGTCCTATGGTAGCAGCCTCAAGAGCATCTATGCATTCTACTTTGCCTGCGGTGTAGTGTGGTGGCTTATTAACCTTCTCGGTCATCTCGCAGTTTCTCCGTGTGCCGTTCCAGTTCCCACAAAAGTTCTTCCTTCATCCAATCACAAGCAGCGTCCCAGATTGCGCTAGGCGTCATGCGGTTCTCAGGTTGTGCTTTGTGTAGCCACCATTGATTAAACGCTACTGTCCTTTTCTCGTTCATGTTCTATCTCCAGTGCCCGTGTGATTAGCGCGTTGAACCCCAACTCCAGAAGATATTGCCTGCCTTCTTCGTCGGCATCCAACTGCACCGTCCCTGACTCTTCATCAAAACTAACAACCTCAATCTTCATACCCCAACCGCTCCTTCAAAATCTCCGCTGCTTCCTCACCCGCCCAATGTTGGTACACAATGAACAAAGCGGAAAGAAGTTTGGGGTTATACACGACATCTTCGGGGTGTACCCAACTTTCACCCGTACTCTCCGCATGAATTTCACGCGCAGTAATCTCAATATGTTCCTTGAGTTCCTTCGCAATCAGTGCATCAACTTGTTCCCACTCCAGTTGCACCCACACCTTTGTTCCATAAACATCCTGTGCATCTTGCGTCATCTGGGTTCTCCTTATCTATTCATTATCTATTCATGCATCTATTCACTTCTTGCTTGAATGCGTCCCCACAACTCCTCAATAATATCGGCAGCGTGTGCGGCAACCTCGTCGGGTACTAAGTCACAAACCTTAGAGTCACCTTCTTCTCGCACTGCACTCAACGTCTGTTGTTCCCGCAGATATGCACAGAAGTCCTTCAGATACTCGGGTTCTTCTTCGGGTGTAAGAGTGCGGTTGTTTTCCCACTTGCTCATATCAGTCATTTATAGTCCTTTGTTCCATCGGTCTTGAAGTTCGGTTCTACCCACAGTTTTTTGCTTCTCTACTAGCTTTTGATAGTTACCCCATTTTACTACCCGTCTTTGAAACGATGAGAGG